AGATACTTTTTAATTATGAAAAACTGGCTAAATCTTAATAACAATATACCTTGGGAGAATCAACCAAACACTACTGAGAAGAGTAATCCAGTGTACAGATATACTGATAGTCCAAAACAATGGGAGGCAACAGGTAGATTAATTTTTAATTGTTATGGAAATGGTCAAGCCATTGATATAAGAATTATGGAAATTGATAGTGATAAACAACATCAAGTAAATATTACTATCGATGATGGTAAGTTAAAGGCACGAGTATCGGAGCAAATTAAATGATAGAATTAAAGGATTGGCTTAATTCTATTAATTTTAATAAGCAGAATCTTATTGAAGAAGATCCTTCATGTATAAGAGAGTATCCTCCTTATATTATCAATCGTTGTTTGTCAGGACACCTTGATTGTATTATGTTTGCAAACGAGATGAATAAATACTCTTTCCTCCAAAAGGATATGCAATATTCATTTTATCTAAATAGTCTCAGGAAAAAGAAGAGATTCAGTCCCTGGCTCCGTAAGGATAAAGTCACAGACCTCGAAATCATTAAACAATACTATGGTTATAGTAACGAAAAAGCATCTAATGCTTTGAAAATATTAACCCCTGAACAAATTAAATTTATTAAACAACGACTTGATACTGGAGGAATGAAATGACTACTACGGTAGAACCTGAAGTTAAGTGGTCGCAAGACCAAATGGTAGAGGTACTTTTAAACGAACCAGATGACTTCTTAAAGGTTAGGGAAACTCTTACAAGAATTGGTGTAGCAAGTAGGAAAGAAAAGAAACTTTATCAATCATGCCATATCTTGCATAAGCAAGGTAGGTATTTTATTGTACATTTTAAAGAACTCTTTGCTTTGGATGGTAAACATGCTAATCTCACTTCTAATGACGTACAGCGTCGAAATCGCATTACTCGCTTACTTGCTGATTGGGGACTTATCTCTGTAGTAAAAGCAGAAGCAGTTGCTGATATTGCTCCACTTAATCAAATTAAAGTTTTATCTTATAAAGATAAGGGTGATTGGATACTAGAACAGAAGTATAATATAGGTAAGAAAGGAAAGAAAGAGGAAACCGAATAAAAATGTAGGGGATTCAACATCCCCTTTTTTGATGGTTTGTGGTTAAATAGTAGTGTACGCTTCGGGTACACAATTTACACTCGCTTATTAAGGAGAACCATGAACACTCTAGCAAGATACCACGCTGCAAATCTTCCAGATCTTTTCGATAAGATTACCAAGAACAGCATAGGGATGGATGAATATCTGAATAATTTCTTCAATTCAGATTTCCCACAATCAAATTATCCACCATACAATTTGATACAGTTGAATAATCATGAATCAAAACTCGAAATCGCACTTGCGGGGTTCAAGAAAGATGAACTACAAGTCTATACAGAGTTTGGAAAACTATATGTCAAGGGCAAGAAAGAAGAATCAGAAGTTAATGGAGAATTTGTCCATAAAGGACTGGCCCAACGTAGTTTTGAACGAGTCTGGACGGTCTCCGACGATACGAAGATTGGATCCGTCAAGTTTGAAGATGGATTACTAACCGTTGAGTTGAATAAGATAGTTCCAGAATACCATGCAAGAAAAGACTTTTTATGATATAATATAGAGGTCAAGGCTTCGCTACCTAGACTGCTGCAACCCCCTTTGGTAGTTTCAGGGTTGGAGGCGATAGGAAACTACCACAAATATTATAATTTGGTTATGGCAGAGTTTAACGATTTCGCACCCCTTGATTTTAAAAAGGAGGGAATTGTATTAGATTATAAAACTGCTGGTGTTGATATCGATGCTGGTAATGAATTTGCAAAATCTATTCCCATCACCAATCATGGATTTGGTGGTATGTTTAAGGTTCCTCGTGGATATGAGGAACCTATTTTAGTATCTGGAACTGATGGTGTAGGAACTAAAATTCATATAGCACATGCTCTTGATGATTATACAACCATAGGTATTGACTTGGTTGCTATGTGTGTCAATGATATTATTACATGTGGTGCTAAGCCCTTATACTTCTTAGATTATATTTCTACTAAAAAGATCTGTTATAGATTACCACAAATAATAGAAGGTATCGTTAAAGGGTGTGAGATAGCAGGAATTGAATTGATAGGTGGAGAAACTGCAGAGCATCCTCGTTTTCAAAATAGTATTGACCTTGCTGGATTCTGTACTGGTATTGTAGAAAAATCTGAAATAGTAGATGGTAAATTGATTAAACCAGGTGATCAAGTTATTGGTATAGAGAGTAGTGGACCTCATAGTAATGGTTACAGTCTTATTAATTATCTGATAGAAAGACTTAAGATAGTATCAAGAGATCATCCAGAACTACTTACACCTACCACCATTTATTCTCCTTTAGTAGAAAATTTATTAAAAGATTTTCCTATTCTTGGAATGTCCCATATCACTGGTGGTGGTATTTTAGAGAACTTACCACGTTGCTTACCTGAAGGATTAGATGTAAAAGTTGATTATACATCTTGGGAAAGACCAGAAATTTTTAATCTTATTCAACATGAAGGTAATGTGGATGAAGAAGAGATGAAGAGAGTATTTAATCTTGGTATTGGATATTGTTTAGTTGTTCCATCTGAATATGTAACAGACATTCAATTAAGAATATTTGGTCATGGATTAAAGTCTTGGACAATTGGAGAAGTTGTGCTAAAATAATAGGAGGTAAGATTATACTATGACAATTAAACTAATTCTCCTTAAATCTGGTGAGGATATTATCTCTGAAGTATCAGAGATGGCACTTGGAGAAGGAGATAAAAGAAAAGTTATTGGGTATTATCTAAATAAACCTTGTGTTGTTAAGATGAGAAACCCAAATGTTCTTCCAGAAGAGCAGGAGGGAAATCAGCAAAAGGCAGGATATGAGGTTTCTCTATTCCCGTGGATGCCACTTTCAAAAGATGATGATATCCCTATTCCTGCAGACTGGATGATTACTATGGTAGAACCAGTTGTCAAATTAAAAGAAATGTACATTGAGGACATTGTAAAACATGGACAAGATAATAAAGGTGATAGCACTAGCGAATCATCACAATCTGATAAGTGAGGTTGAAGAGGTAGGTTCTGCTGATATTGGAGAACCTGATTGTAAATTGATTAACCCATTTGTTATCAATACAGAATCAGGACATACTGTTCTAGAACCATTTTTAACAAGTGTCACAAGAGACACTACATTTATGATGGGATCTGATAAGATACTTACATTGGCAGAACCAACTCCAACTTTACTTGAAAAATATCTAGACCTTACTAAAGAATGAAATTCTACACCAATGTCCAACTAATCGGGAACCAGTTTCTGGTTCGTGGAGTTGAGAATGGTAGAAGGTATGAACATCGTGATGAGTTCTTTCCAACTCTATTTGTCAAATCTAAAAAGAATCTTAAGACTAAATATAAGACGTTGAGTGGAGAAAAGGTTGAAGCAATTAATCCAGGTACGGTACGAGACTGCCGTGAATTTTATAAGAGATACGAAGATGTTGAGGGATTTGAGATTTATGGGAATGACAGGTACATTTACCAATATATTTCAGAGAAATATCCAGACGATGAAATCAAGTTTGACATATCTCAAATTAAGCTTGTTACTTTGGATATTGAAACTACGTCTGAGCAAGGTTTCCCTAATGTGGAATCGTGCGTCGAAGAGATTCTGGCAATCACAATCCAAGACTATACAACTAAGCAGATCATTACTTGGGGAAGTAAACCCTTTAAAAATGATAGGAAGGATGTAACTTATAATTATTGTCCAACAGAGTATGAATTGTTGACATCATTCATAAATTATTGGATGCAAGATGTTCCTGATGTTATTACAGGATGGAACATACAGATGTTTGACATACCTTATATTTGTAAGAGATTAGAAAGAGTTCTTGGTGAGAAGTTGATGAAGAGATTCTCACCTTGGGGTCTTGTAAGTGAAGGTGAGATACATGTAATGGGACGTACTCAGATTGTATTTGATGTTGGTGGTGTAACGCAGTTAGATTATATTGATTTGTATAAGAAGTTTACTTATAAGGCACAAGAGTCTTATAGGTTGGATTATATTGCTAAGGTAGAACTAGGTCAGCAAAAGTTAGATCACTCTGAGTTTGAAACCTTTAAGGATTTTTACACAAATGGTTGGCAAAAGTTTATTGAGTATAATATAATTGACGTGGAACTTGTTGACCGTTTGGAAGACAAGATGAAACTGATTGAACTTGCATTGACTATGGCATATGATGCTAAAGTCAATTATAATGATGTGTTCTATCAGGTACGGATGTGGGACACCATCATTTATAACTATTTGAAGAAGAGAAATATAGTTATTCCTCCTAAGAATAGGTCTCAAAAAAACGAAAAATACGCAGGTGCTTATGTCAAAGAACCGAAACCAGGAAAGTATGATTGGGTGGTCAGTTTTGATCTCAATAGTCTGTATCCTCACCTTATTATGCAATATAACATTTCCCCAGAGACCATCAGGGAGACTAGACACGGTAGTGCCAGCGTTGAAAGGATCTTAAATGAGGAGGTAACAGACTTTAATCCTGAATATGCTACTTGTGCCAATGGAGCACAGTATAGAAAGGATGTGCGTGGATTCTTACCAGAGTTGATGGATAAGATGTATGGTGATAGAGTGGTATTTAAGAAACGAATGCTTGCTGCAAAACAAGAGTATGAAAAGAATCCCTCCAACACTCTTACCAAAGAGATTGCTAGGTGTAACAATATCCAGATGGCGAAGAAGATTGCCCTTAATAGTGCTTATGGTGCTATCGGCAATCAGTACTTTAGGTATTACAAACTTGCTAATGCAGAAG